TTTTGCGCTCATTATCAATAGCATCAATAATGTACTGCTGTTGTTTTTCTATGTTTATCATAACTTATTGATTTCACGATTAAGATACCATTGCGCCTTCTTCAAGTCCTCCAGCTTGCTGCCCTTCTTGCCTGCCCTGCTGATGTACTTCACCACATTGCCCAGGTTAAAGCCAAGCTCCCAAGCCTCAATGACCTTAATGGCCTCATAGGTATTGTCTGCTCCTCCGTAGTGGGCAGGATGATCTACTGCCTGAAGTTGCTCATGCTTCTCCATCATATCATCATAGATTGCTGTCAGTATGCTTCCCATATTTCTGCTCGTAATAATAGTTTCCTTTTGTCCAGAATGGCTCATTGGCCTCTTTTGCTTGACCGGCATTGAAGGCATCAATGATTTGTTGCTGCTCCATTGCTTTGGCTTGTTCAATGATGTCGGGCCACTTTGTTGATCGCATGTACATTGTCTGCTCAAGTAGCCAATCAATTGCTGTTTGTGCCATAGGTTGATTCGTAATATTCATCAAAATCACATATTGCCCTGGACTCAACCAATCCTCTGCCCTTAAATGCAGTTATTGCATCATCCCATGTTTGTCCATGTTGCTCACGCTCCATTGCTTTGGCTTTCTCAACATAAGGAAAAAACTCTGCCGCATGTTCAGGATGGATGAAATCATGAAGGATGTTCTCAAGAAATTCTACTGCTGTCATGGGAAATAGAATAATGGTTTAGGGTGATTATTTTCTGACATTGTTCTGCCTCTGAGCTGGTCAAGGTCACGGTATAGGCCTCCGTTAAAGTACCAGCCTGCTTGCCTTGGCTTTGAGCGCATATTTATTAGCTCTGCCTTTATCAGAATGTCATTGACATCAATCTTGCCCTCATTGTCAATCATGAAGGCAATGAGTTCTTCAATTGGTGATTGCTCATTCATGGCAGTGGTAGGTCTATTCCTGTGGTGTCCTGGTAGGCTTCAATGTAGCCCTGCCAAAAGCCATCAACATAAATCTCTTTCTCGTAGTCTTTATCTGGATAGCTCTCCTTTATGTCATCCAAGTCGCAGCCATCAATGAATGACTGCTCTCCCTTGCCTCTAATGCCTCGCAGATTTATTGGAGTGATTATCTGGGTGAGGCCATCATCAGTGACATAGTCATGGATTTTCTCTGCCAAATATTCGAAGTTGATTGACATCCTATCTTCAACTGAATTATAGGTCAGGTCAATGTTCTCTTTAAGTATTTTAATCAGTTGCTCTTTCATCTTTGTTTTCGTTAATCAAATTGTCAATTACATGTTTAAGGTATCTGAGTGAGGCAAGGCATCCACTAAAGTAGGCACTGCTGCACTTTAAGTCAGAATTAATCCCTTTCAGATATTCCTTCTGCCTAATGTCTTTAAGGATTATCAATCTTACTTGCTCAAGCTGTGTCATACTAATAGCCGGTCGATGTTAATGTCATAGGCCTCCAGAGTTTCATTCCAAGCCTTCCACAGATGCTCCTCATTGATGTATTTACCATCTTCTGAAGTGTCCTCAAGCCTCTTTAATTTATTGGTAAAATCAAAGATGAACAGAGCCATGTCAAGGCTCTTCATGCACCTGCGATGCTCCATTTCATCATCCAGGTCATTCATATTAAAAATTAGTGTTGCTTTCATGCCTTTCTCATTTTAGTGGAATTGTGATAACCTATGTGCTTAACATAGCCTTCCATTAAGGTTGCTCCGTAAAAGCCAGCTAAGTTGTATCTCCTATTGTAGGCCATTTCTGCTGTAATGGCATTCTTGGGATTCCATTCTGTGAAAGTGGTGAATCTGCCTATCTCCTTGTAGTCTGATAGCCTACGGAGACCAGGATTAAAGGTCATGCCATGCCATACTCCTCTGTAATTGGTAGCCATGAGCTGATAGCGCACTCCGTTCTTTGTGTTGTACTTGGTGTGCTGTGCTGGATGCCCATTGCGGTCATCTGGATTTCTGAGCCAGACAGTGTGAATCCTGTGGTCATGCTCAAGAACTGACCGAGAGGCAGCAATGAAGCCGGTCTTGAAAAACTCCCAATCATCTTCGCAGTGAAATATATAAGGAGTTTTTACCTGCTCGTAAGTAACATCAAGGCCATGCACTTGTCCAGCATAAGTGCTGAATGTCCAATCAGCCATGATGTTCCAATGGTCAAGGAGTAGCTTATCCATACGCTGAATCAAGTCCTTTGGATTCTGACCACTGTCTTCATGGATGTAAAATGCTGCCGGTGGTGGCCCATCCCAAAACTTAACCAGGCTAACAATGGTGCGCTCAAGTTCGGCAAACCTACCGCATGAGGTCAGGCAGATGCTTATGTCTCTATCCATTTATGTAGGCAATTAATTTGATTAGTAATAAGCTCACAAGGATGGCATAAAGCACCCAGAAGAAGCCAGCCGATAATCCATTCTTGACCTCCCTTCTCATTTCTCTATTGAACATAATTAAATAAAGTAAAGGTTGTCTGCAAGGATTAACTCAGTGCCTGGTCTGACTTCAAATGAGTCATTGCCCCAGGATTGCATCTGGAACAGGTACTGCTCCTCGGTGATCTGAAGGCCATAGAAATTGAAGAAAGCTCTCTCAGCCTGATGAACAAAGTTCATGTAGTGTTGGCCGTAGAGTTCATAGATGCAAAACCTGCCTCCCATCAGCGAGGCCTTGTGAATGACCTGTATGTCCTTCACTTTAATGTCCACCCACATGCGATTGGTAGTGTCCATTCTTACAATCGGATTCTCAAAATTCATAATATTATTGGTTAGATTTGTGATGCAATAAGCACAAAGGAAAAATAACTGCAAAAATATTTTAAAAAAAAGTTTATGCCAGTCTATGATTCCACTGCTGCCTTCCTGAAGCAGCAATTAAAAAACCTTAAGGAGGCAAGCAAAGCAGACAAGGTGCTTAGAGCTGCTGCCCTTTATGCTGCTCCGGCTGTGCAAGCAAGAGTGCAGCAGGATGGTGAAAAGTCAGATGGCTCTCAAATTGGTCAATATGGGCAGAGAGTTATTCCTTCAGCTTTTGGTAAGGCTCAGAGCTTTGCCAGCAAAAAACGACTCAAGACATTAAGCAGCACGGATAGCTATAAGCAACTCCGCCAAAAGTTAGGCCTTCAGACCGCTTACATTGATTTCACTTTCTCTGGTGATATGTGGAAATCATGGAAGCCTGTTCCTATTTCTGACACTGCTTATGGCATTACATTTACAACATCTGAGCAGCTTCAGATTGCTAATTCATTGGAAAGCAGATTTGGCACTACCTTTGAATTATCTAAGGAAGAACTTGAGCAATCACTTCAGATCATTAACCGACTTGCCACACAATTCCTGAGCAAATGACAGTCACTAAGGTAACAGTTGAGAGCGCATTAAAAGACCTATGCCAGAATCTGGCAGGAACTTTTGCTGGCAACACCATGCTCAACTATGGCGAGGCCGTGGAGACCATTATTGAAGGCAGTGCAGGCAACTATGTGACCAAGGATGGCAACACTTATTGTGCTGTCAATGACACTTATCCTTTGGTGCTGTTCTTTGTCAGAGAGTCAGCCTCAGTTGAGGCAGCAGCTGCCGGAGGGAGGGCCAATAGCCTACTCAGGACAGTCAATTTTAAGCTCATTGCTAACTCAACCTTCGAAAATGCCGAGTTTGGCATCACCTCAATTATCAATCGCACAAAAGGCATAACCTATGCGGGTACAGATTTCAACTCAAAAGCAATCGCAAGCCAATACTTCGGTCTTCAGGAGAGAAACTTTGAGACCTACTTTTTCGCAATGGACTTCACCGTTACCGAGCGCATCAGTTGTGAAGTTACCTGTTGATGCTATTTACTTTATTAGCCTGAGTAAAGCTGTCCACCGGAGGAGGAAGCTACTTGATCACCTAAAAGGCATTACTGACATTAATGGTAAAGAAGCTCAGTGGCACATTGCCAACGATGGCAACAATGTAAGCCACAGAGTTGATAATACTTTGAAGAGAAGCAGGAACAGGCCTAATATGTCTCTGGGAGAAATAGGCTGCTGTGCTTCTCACCGGGAAGTCTGGAACAAGATAATACAGGAGGGCCATCAGACTGCCCTTGTCTTGGAGGATGATGCCAGATTTGATATGGCTAAGCTAACCAATCTGGTAAACAATTGGCACAAGCTACCTCACTTTGACTTCCTGCATCTTGGCTGGAACTATTATGCCGGCTACAAGGAGCAGACAATTGAGGCAGTAGATATTCCTGAGCTGCCTGGTCTATGGAAAGGAGATGGAATGTGGCTTACTCATGCCTACATCATGACCAATTGGTGCGCATTAGATTGGTTCAATAGGACTATGGTGCAGAATAATGGCTTGGATGGAATGACAGCCGATATGCAAAGCTATTGCGATGCCTATGGCTTCAGGCCTCACATCTGCGGACAAGACCGCAATTCATCTGGCCTTATGCGAAGCCAGATTCATCATACAGGGTAACTTAATTAAATAACATAAATGGATAATCTTCAGTACATCCGTGATGCTATCAGGAAGGGTGGCAATCGGGCTTTAGTCAAAGTAATTCGTTGGCAAATCAATCCTGCAACAGGAGCGCAGGACATACCTTATGAGGTTACAGTAAATGCTGCTGGTGCGCTTCGTGAGCTATCTAAGCCAGTCAATAAGCGTTCTTTTTCATGGGCCAGAATCAGGCCAATGGGCGAGCTTTACATAGGCAAGGTAATGCAGCCAACTGACCAGAACTCACTCAGCAATCCTGAACTTCTGAGCAAAATGAAGGAAGACCTGAAAGCACAGTTAAGGGCTGAGATTGAGGCAGAAATGAAGGCAGAAATGGAAGAGGAGAAGCCAAAGCGCAAGAAGAAAGCAGTAGCAGAATCAGAGGTAAGCAATGACCTGGATAGTCCTGCCAACTTTATTCACCCAGACCAAGACCTTAACGATTTACCGCTATAATCTATGAACATTAAAGAATTTTTAATTCAGCAAGCAAAAAGAGCCGGAGTTAGCGAAGACCCTGAGTTCAATTTGATGATCTCAGCTTCTGCGCTAAATGACATCCAAGTGCCAGAGGCAGTCAGCAATAAGTTCAATACTAATCTTTATGACTTTGAACTTGCCAAGACCAGCCTTGACCTCAAAAAGCACTTCATCAGCAACTACATGATGGGCTATGATGAAGAGATAGTGCGCATGGCTAAAGAGTACGGTCTTGACTCTAATAGCATCGAAGAGCTAAAGGTCACCAAGAACTCAGGAGACAAGATAAAGCTGGCACTCAAGAAGCTGAAGGAACTTGAGGAGAAAGCTAAGAATGCTACCAACAGCAATCAGTCTGAGGAGTTCCTGAAGAAGATGGCAGAGGCTCAGGCCAAGTATGATGACCTGGTCAGTAAGGCAGAGGCAGACAAGAATCTAATTGAGCAGAGATATGTCAGCAAGATGAAATCACTCTGGGAGCAGACACAGCTTAACGGCATTCAGTGGAATGACCAGATACCGGAGGCAGCACGAGTGCCAGCTTATCAGGCAGTCCTTGACCGCAAGCTGGCTCAACTTGATGGACAAATCATTTATGATGCCGAGCGCAATACTGCTCGCCTGGTAAATGCCAAAGACCCTACATTGCCTCTTGTTCACAATGGCAGAGAGTTTTCATATTCTGACCTTTCTGCATTAGTTTTGCAAGAGAATAAGCTGCTTAAAGAACAGGGGTCAGGTGGCTCTAACCCTGGTCAATATGCAGCAGGCACACCCAACTTCCCGGCTGCCCCTGTGGTTAGCCAAGGCACACAACTTCCGCTTTCTATCCAATCTGCCCTTGCACAAATGGATAATATAGCGACAAAAATGCGTTAAAACTCATTTACTAAAATGTCATTATCAACAGCTAATGTCTGCCCAGCGGTTTTGACCTCACTGAGCGACAATCTAATAAACAACCCTGCCAATGTGCAGCTTATGGGTGGCACTCTTGCTGCCCTGACAGACCCTTCAAACCTTCGTGCAGGCCAAATCATTCGTCAGGCTAATGACAATGGTACAGGCCATAACCGTGAGGTGCGTGTAGTTTACAAGCAGCGTCAGCTTCCTTCTTCAGCAGTTGATACTAAGTCC